TTAAATCTGGAGAGAATTTCACATATTCTGGAAAATCTATTAAAATGACACCAAAAATTAAAAAACAAATAACTCTGGGTTTAACATTAATGGGATTTAAAAAATAAATTCTTTTCTTAGCGGATGCTCTGTCGGGCTCCAACTTCTGGCGAAATATTATTTTTTTTTTTTTTGAAAAATAATTTTTTTTATTTTTAAAATCCGGTGACAGAGCATCCGCCATAGTTGCGTCACATAACAAGATTTCAAAGAAAATTGATTTAAAATTTCTCTCATCTAATGATAGAATATTAGTTGATGTCAGGTATAGCAAATGCGAAAATAGTTACGGGTCCCACCCAAATCAGTATTGATGAAGAAAATATTAATGATAAAATTGATTTAAATATATCACAAGAAAATATTAGTATAGAGATGAGTTCTCAGGATAATAGTATAGTCGGCGAACAGCCACCAATTGTGAAGAAAAAGAAGAAAATTATTAAAAAGAAGAAGATACGCATTAAAAAAAAACTGGTCAAAACAGACGCACCAGATGAGCCATTTGCGGATGTAGGTTATATACATACTGGAGAACATAATCCACACGCTCCTACTCCCGTGCTGGAGTGGCTGGTAGATTATGGCTGCGATTGTATGCCTATTAAAATGTCATCCAAAAATCCAAAATGTCCAGATAAGCAAACGCTGCGTAATGGTCATCATATGGACGGATATGATAAAACCCCTAATAATAATGGGGTTATGGGTTATTGGGCAAAATCTACTGATTTTCGTGATTTAACGAAGGAACAGTTGGAAGCCCGCAGGACTGAGAGAAATTGGAATAATGACAGGATAATTGGAGCACACGAAGCCAAATCGTTATGTTGGATAGATGTTGATACTGAGTTTTGCGACGATTTTATCAAACATCTAATTAACAAACATCCTAACTATCCATCTATGTCAGCAACAACGAAGGAGGGTCGTTGTCATATTCCAGTAGTATTTAAAAATCTTCCAGAGGAACTCCCAACTACATTTATGGGTGTGGGTCCCAAATGTCAAACAAAATGTTATTATACAGATGAGGTAAGCGAGAAGGCAGACCAAAATAAAACAAAAATAGAAATTTATACTGGTGGATGGATGTATTTTAACAAATTAGCAGAAATGAAAAATCATACAGAGCCAATAGCACAAATAGATTATACAAAATTTAAAGAGTTCATTAGAACAAAAAAGAAGAAAAAGAGTTGTATAAAAAAGAATAATATCAATCATACATTTCAAAAAAAGAAAATGGACGCCAAAACATTAGATATGTTCGTCGCATACAGTTCCGTCATCAAACCCCAGATATGGGATAGGGTTACGGGTAAAATGTGTGATGGTGGAAGTTGGAAAATAATAATGAACGCCGCAAAAGCGATGGGAATGGCGTGGGATGATTGGAATAAATTATGTAAAAAATTTCCAAAAGAATATCATTATGAAAAAAATAAAAAAATGTGGGATGATTTGGAACAACAAGATTGTCGTTGTAATATGGACCATATTATGACTATGGCGAGAGGAGTATTAAATGAAGAAACAGGCGAATATACTGGTAATTGGAAGGCGTGTGATGAATTAGACAGCCAGTTTATCCAGTTTGAAAAATTCAGCAGATTTTATTTTAACAAAATATGCATTGAGTGCGAGGAAGCAATAAAAAATGAAATGGAGGGAAATAATGAAGAAATAGCCGATTTGATGGAAGAATTGGAAGATTTGGAAGATGATAAAAAAGAGGAGAAAGACCGTAAAAAACGAAAAAAAATAAGAGAGGAGATTAAACTGAAAAAACAAGAAATTAGAGATATGGAGGGAAGTGATGATACGGAGGAAAAAATAAAAGAAATAATAGATAATTGTTATACAGAATGTAAAAAATATTTTGAGAAATTTCATTTTAAAATTAAATTTCCAGAATGCGGTTATGCGATTTCCAATCTAACCGACATCTATTTTATGAAAAAGGGAGCCATTAAGGATTTATATGAAAATATGTCAATACCAGTATTTAATGAAAAAAAGGGATATGTGAGAAAAGAATGGTTTGATGTTTGGAGGAAATGTATGGATATTAGAACAGTTGATTTGGCTGATTTTATTCCACCTCCGCTGGACAGACAGCCATACGAATTTAATTTATTTCGTGGCTTAGCAGCGTCCAGATTGCGAAATATTGAGCCGGTGACAGAGGAGGAGATGTTGGATATATTCGGCACTCATATCAAAATCCTAACAGGTGGAGCAGACCCTGATTATCGCAATCCGGATACGGGTTTATCACCAGAAATGTATTTCTGGTATTATCTGGCGTTTATTGTTCAATATCCCGGTATTATACCAGAAGTTGGTATTATATTCTGTGGTGAGCAGGGCACAGGTAAATCGTTATTTAATGAGAAATTTGGAGAAAAAATATTCGGCAGACAGTATTGTTTATTCACAGCCCATATGAATATGGTTACAGGTCAATTCCCTCAAATCCAGAGAAAACTATTAGTTATTATGGATGAAACACAGGGTAAGGAGGGTTTTGCTAATAAGGATGTAATTAAAAATTTAATCACACAGCCGCGTATATGTTGGGAGGAAAAACACAAAAACGGCATTATGATAAATAACTGTTCCAGTTACTGGTTTAACAGTAATAATGACAGCCCACTTTGCATTGAATTAGGTGACAGACGATTTGTTGTATATGTATGTAGTCCAGAAGTGAAGAGAAAGCCAGAAAAACAGAAAACAGAATATTTCAACAGATTAGCCGAAGCATTTGAAGATGACCGATATGTGAAGGCATTATATGATTATTTAATGAATTTTGATTTAACACTACCAGCATATCTACAACCTTCGCAAAATCCAAAAGGAGGCAGAAAATTTCATCCAAAAAATAATAGACCATTTACAGGTAGATATTGCGATATTCAGTCAGTTAATGTTCCATTACCGTATTACTTCTTCAGTCATATTACGCAGATAGAAGGCATTAATTTAATTAATACAGGTGACCCTGAGAATAGTCCAGAACTATACCAAAAGGAGTGCGAACGCATCCTATATGAGAAAACTCATTTAAAACGAAAAAACGGCACATTAGTTGCGTGTAATCAACCTACAGAATTTACCAGAATGGAGTTATGGGAGCAGTATGAGGATTACTTAGATTTGATAGGCAAACAGAATGCGAAGGAATGGGCTGATGCTACGAAATTTTGGAGAAAAATATGTAGTTGGATTAATAGTGATGAGAGTTGGAGTAGAGCATTAGAATTATTTGATAATGATAATGGTAGTAAATCTGTTCGCATACATCCTATAGAACTTAGAGAATGTATTTCTGGATATAGCCATCTGTTACGGGTTTAAACTATATTATTTTCCTAATAAATAAATTCTTAAAATTTAAGAGAGTTATTTATAAAAATTATTTTTTTTTCTGCTTTTTGGTAGTTTTGGTTTTTTGAGAGGAACTCCCCTTATAACCTTCAAATACCTTCTCTGGTGCTGTATTTAGTTGTTTTTTCTTTTTTTCCTCTATGAAATGTTTAGCGTGGGCATCATAGGATAGAACTACACGCTTTATTTTAGGTGCTTTGGCGTTTTTAGGGCTCCAAAATATATCGTTCTTTGACATAATTATAAATATAGATGAGAAAATAATTTTATGTTATTTAATTATAAATGTCGTTGATTGTGCTTAATTCACGAGGACAAGACCCCGCAGAGTTTGAAAATCACGGGTTTAATATTAAACTGGGACGAGATTGCGAGTTCTGTTTATGCGGTGTAAATTTAAATCGCCCTCCTAAAACTCCACTACAACTTACCATAACCAATGGAACTAATAATGGTTGGATGGTCGGTAATGGACATAGAACGGAGAATGAGAGGCAATTTCATAGTGTTATACCATTTAAGTTACGGGAAGGAGTTTATGATATTCCGGGATTGGAGAGCGAACTATCATATAGTATGAATGGTAATTATGAACCTGAACATATAGATAATTACGCAGGAATGATGATTAGTTGTTGGCGTGCTACAACCGCCAATCCTTTATCTGGTGGCTTAGAATTTACCAGTAATGGTGGTGCTGGTGCTGAACAATTCACCATATCCTGTGCTATGACCAAAATAGTTAATGGTATGAAAACACGGTTGAAAATGGTTGTAGGTGCGGCTGGAGGCGGTAAATATCCAAACCCTGACCCCGCATCCACTACATATGGACAAATTCCCTCCGGTATTCCAACTCCCGGACAAATCATAGAAAACGCTACGAACAATGATTATATACAGGTTGCTCCATCGCCATCCTGTAAAAATTTCATATGTTTAGACCCTCTCTGGAATACCAGTAATGATGGTAGATTAGGGACATTTGCTGGAATAGGACCCATACCCGCTGACGGCACTAATGATGGATGGACTTGGGGGTCGCTTTTTGAAGCAGCAACTGACCCCCGTGACTATGTGGGCACCATAGTTGGTGGTGTTATATGTAGTAAATGGACTGGTGGAGTAGCAGCCGGAGGTTGTGGGTTGAATGGAACAACTAATGTGTTGGGACCACAGGCAATGCAAAGTAGATGGGCAGAAGCAGGTAATAGGTATGATATATACTGGGTTGTGGGTGAAAGAAGTTCCGTAGCAGCGGGCTTCCAAATTGTATTTTATTATACTGATATTACAGCCGGACCAGAGGTTAAAAATAATCCTGCTGTTGATACACGCTGGGGTGAATTCCAAATCGCAGCAGCAGACCAGGCGGGATTTTGGGAGATATGTATGCGACCCATAAGTAATGTTGCGTGGGCACCAGATGTATATAGAATTGAGGCGTGGGGACGCAGGAGAGCGGCAGCAGGAGGTGTTACTAATTTAGCAGCAGTTCCAGCAACAGCAGCGGGAGCACCAGGTTATTATGTATTAGATGATGGATATGGACCCCGTAGTTTATATGAGAATTTACCTATATATCAGGGGCTTAGTTATAATGACTATGAACCAGCAACTGGAAGATGGAATTTTAGGAGTATTCACCATAACGCCAGACCTGCCGATGGATTTGGTGCTACTGTAGCATTAGAACCATTCAATTCCTCTGCTGCTGCTGTAAATAATCCCTGTCCTATCAGCGTATGTTTTAGTCCTGTGGCTCCTAATTTCCAGAGAAATCCTACTGGTGGTGGTCCTCCAGCGGCTAATCCTCTTAGATATGATATGATTAAACGAGCACCCAGAAGGGCAGGTATTGCTCAGGCAATAGGATTTCAAACTGGAACTATTCAGGAGATGCCGCAAGGAACCACAGCAACCACAGGGGTTGAGGGTTCTATCACATCCAGAAGTTGGGAGGCAAGTGAGCCAGTTGCTGTTATTCAGTTGCCCAATATACCATTACACGGAGAATTAGGTAGTGGTTCTACTATATGGGGTGGTAGTAATGGAGGTAGAGTTTTAGGCGTTGCTATGATAGATGATAAGGGCTCATATGCTAATTATAATTTAGGAATGAATGTTTATACTGAAGCATCTTTAGAGAATTGGATTTCCTGCGGCAATCTGGGTGTAGATGCGATAAATCAATTAAAAGTGAAAATCACGGACCAACACGGTAGGAAATTAGTTGGGCTATATCCTGACAGCACCATTTGGTTAAAGGTTAGAAGTAAGACGCACGGTAATATGCGAACAGGTGGGAATGACCATCGGGGACAAGAAAATCCCAGAAATTGGTAATTAATACAAAAATTTATACAAAATAAAATCTTTTGTATAAATATATAAAAATGAGCGGACCAATATTTGACAAGAACCACGACCCTATGGGAGATTTAACTTTAAAAATGACGGAGGAGTTAGAACCAGAAGAAATAATAAACACAGATGATATAGAAGGAGATGTGGAGAGTGTGGAGGCGTCGTATGAGGCACCACCGGAGCGACCAGTTAGTGAGATATTTGTTAAGAAGAACAAAAAGGTCAAATTTGAAGAACCGGCGGTAAAACCAGATAAATTAGAGGAAGATTGGAGTGAAAGTATAACAAATGATGAACCACCACGAATTAGAGGAGAAAGAGGTAGAGATAAAAAAAAGAGAAAAAAACGAGTAATGACAGAAGCAGCATTAGAAAAATTAAAAATAGCCAGAGAAAAATCATTAGCAACCCGTAGGGCAAAAGCAGCAGCGAAGAAAAAGGCAAAAGAAGAAGCCAGAGCCACAGCAGCAATAGAAAAGAGAAGAGCACGGGCACCTAAGGAGAATGTTAAGTTACAGGTTATAAAAGAGGAAACACAGTTTAAAATGGATGATATACCAAAACAAAAACCAGCCAATGTATTTGATGATTTTGATAAGTTTTGCTCATTTATGGATAGATATGATGAACGAAGGAAGAAAAATCACTCTACAAGTAGGCAGCCACATCCTAATCAAAAAATACCAGAAAGGCATAGACCACGAGCACCAGTTAGAGCCACTAACCGAAACCCACAATTTAGGCAAACAGGAGGAAATAGAGCCCATTCTCCTCCACCAACAGATTTCTCTCCATATTCGTTATTGAAAAGGGGTAGAACATTAAATAGTCATAGAAGGAATGGAATGAATGGAGGTTGGAATAATGGATGGTGAGGATAATAACTTAAAACTTTCTCTTCAGTAATATAAAATGGAAAAAGAATTAATGGAATTTCTGGGTAAATGTAATGTTCCAGGTGAGAATGAAGAGTTATTTAAAACAGATACATTAGTTTTTAATAATCCCAATGCATTTCAGTTAATGACAGAGGAGGCAAAAAAATACTGGGTTCATCCGGGTAGGCATAAACAGTTTTTCTCCTTTATGGTAGGATGTAAGCACGAATTAGGAGTAGGAGGCAATCTATGGAATTGTGGGACTGAGCAGGGCACCAGATATTGTGACACAAATTGTTACGGGGAGTGGGCGAGATTATGGTTTTATAGTAGAACATATGAGAAAGAATTTTTTGATAAAATTAAATTAGAAAACGATGATAGTGATTTACTTACGGGTAAAGAATATATAATTATGATAGACCCTTTAAATTGTGCTCTGGGATGGGAGCGAATGAGGAAAGTAGATAAAGAGGCAGTAGAGGAACAAGAATTAGAAAAAGATATGAAAGTTGCGACCAGTAACTAATGTCATAATCAAAATTGAAGTTTATTTTATGTTTGATACAACCCATCATTCAAACATAAAACAAGATGTCACGAGTAGAACTATGTTGCGATGCGTGTCACAAGCCCCTTCGTATTCTTACTATTGCTGACAAATTAGTAGTAGTAAGCGATTGGTATATGGGAAAAAATCAATGCACAACCGATTTATGCGAACATTGCTATATAGGGGGAGGATGTAGATATGCTGATGAAAAATATGAAAAACAGAGTGCTATTCCGCAGTCACATTATTATCATCACACTATGTTTAAAAGAAAAGATGAAGATTTATATGAGATGTCACGGCTAAACTGGAATATAGAATGGTTACGGGGTGGAGGACTTCAACAGGCAGGAGAAGGAATAGGTGATTGCCGAGATGAGATATATTAATCAAATCTACATACAAATTTACCATCATCACTAATTTCATAGGGTTTTTTGGGAGGGTTCTTCCAGTCATAATTGATTTTGCGTTGTTTTTCACTCTTACCATATCGGTTACACTTTTTAACTACACATTTGGGTAAATCACCTTTTAATTTAAAAAAATAATCAAAATAATTATCATCAGCAGACATAGTGGTCATTTTATAAAATACATTTTTTTTATAGTTTAATGTAGAGGATACTTCATAATCAAAGGCAATATCATTAGGACCGCATTCGTGGCGTTGTTTATCTTTATAATAGTAAAACCTAATCCAATCATCAGGCACTTTATGTTTATGACTATACTTAGTTATTATATTAGGGGGACAATATATTTTTAGATTTTTTAGAAGTTCATCATCCGTAGGGTTCATTTTATGTATTATGGAGAGAAAAAAAATATAAATAAAATGTAAATATGTCATCAAAAGATGAAAAAAAGGAGGTAGATAAAAAGAAAATGTTTGCCGACAATAGCAATTTAGACATACTTCCTGTTAAACCTGTTGAAACTGAGTTACGGGCACGAAGACAATTACATTATAATATTCCTGACCCTTATAAAGGTCAATTATTAGTGATTGCGGCACCCATAAGGAGTGGTAAAGGTGTGTTATGGAATAATTTTCTATTGAACCCCAACTTTTATGCTGACCTTTTTCAGGATGTAACTATTATAAGCCCTACCATATTTAATGACGCAACTGCGAGATTTGCTGCTGAAAAATGGAAGCATACCTGTCATACCCAGTATAACGATACAATTATAAAAAATTTATGGAAACAACAGGAGGAGAAGAAGAAGGCAAGTATAGAGGATGATACGGATACGGGTTATTGTTTAATAGGAGATGATTTAGTGGGAATATTAAATAATCATATGGCGGCAAGGAAAGGTGGTGAATTTATATCATTTGCTACGAGATTTAGACATATGGTAAGGAAAGGGGACCCGTGTATGATTATCTATAGTGGTCAAAAATATAATAATACCAGTAGTGTTTTGAGGTCAAATATGACTGGACTATTATTATCTGGAAATATGAAATCACAAAAAGAAATAGATTGTATAAAGGATGATATTGGTGATACATTTGGTGGTCACGCTGCTATTGATACATATTTAGAAAGAGCCAGAGAAAAACCTTTTAGTTGGTTATACTTTAGATTAGACAGCACACCACCTGAAGTTTATTTAGATTTCAAGGAGAGATTATTTTAAAAACTGGATTTATAATTATTTTATATTAAATAAATATAAATGAACAATGCATTAACGCAGAGTAACGATTTAAATGCTTTTCGTTCGGGGCTACAAGCAGAGCACGAAAGTTTTGCCGCAGGATTAGCAGCAAAACAGAATAGTTATATGTCAAATTTAGCGAATACACGGGCTAAGTGGAGTGAAAAATTAGGCGATATTAAAGCCGGAGTTCAATCAGCAGAAACTCTATTAAGAACTGGTTTAGAAAGTGAAGGAGGTGTAGCCGCAGGTTATGCTGCTTCAAAGGCGGGGAAGAGAGCATATCAGTTTGCTAAATCCAAATGGAATGCCCGTAGCAACGAAGCAGGTAGAGGTAGTAGGGGTGGTGGAGATGATGAAAGTGGCTCCGGTGATGTAGATGACCCAACGAATGGTGGTCAATTTGAAGAGGTAGGTGAAGGTAGATTTAGAGCAACCAGAGTAGCCAGACCCAGTAACCCAAATACAGGAGAGGGTCAGGAAATGAGAGATATGAGCCAACAGGATAGAAGTGGTTACGATGATGCTATTCAGGATGAAACTCAAAGTTACGAAGAACGAATGGGCGAACCTGAAGATACTGGTGAAAATCCTGCTGATAGAGATGTTCCTGACAGCGAAGTTAGACAACAGGGAAATATGGGAGATGAAGAAGGTAGTGGAGAAGGTGGAGGTGAAACTATTGGAGAAACAGGAGAAGAATTGGCGACGGCTGGCGAAGATTTGGGAGCAGCAGGTGGAGAAGGTATTTTAGACGGATTGGCTGGTGCTTTCTCGTGGGTCCCATTTTTAGGAGAAGTTTTAGGAGGAGCAGCAGCAATTGCTGGAATTGGAACTGCTATTGCTGGGGCAGTTGAAACTGTAAATAAAACGGCAGAAGAAGAAAGGGATGAAAAGATGGCTGGAGCAGGTATAGCATCAGCACAGGCAGCACGCCCAGTTAATCAGGCATTAAATTATGCTGGTGGATATGTGGCTCCAGCAACTTCATCAATACAAACTTAATTATTATTTATTTTAAAAATAAAATTAATAATATTTTCTATTTAGTTATTATAAAATGTCGCAGACATCAACGATTGCGAAGTCAATTATGACGGACAGGAATGCTGTGTATAAAGCCAGCGATGTAATTGAAATCTTTATACCGCCTGAGGATGTTCCCCTCTTAAATCCTGCTGAAACTTATTTGAAATTTCTAATTCAGTTAAAATCCACAAACCCTGTTAATTTTGTTTTTGCTCAACCCGACGATGCCGCAGGTGCTCATAGTTTAATTCGGGAGATACAGATATACGACGGACAGAACCAACAACTTTTAGAGCAACTGGACACCTGGAATAATTGGGTAAGTAAATATTTTCATTTTAATCAATCACCCGGTTTAAGAAATATTAGAACCCTTATGGAAGGTCAGTCCGCTATTCAGGGAAACGCACTTACATCCCAGTATTTTACAGGTAATCCGGTTACGGGAGCACAATACAGGGCTGTAGAGGTATGCTTACCATTTCATATGTCGGGTATTCTCGGCTCCACTAAGGTCTTCCCAGCAGTTTTGACTTCAGGGCTCCGCTTGAGAATTACGCTCGCAGAGCGTGCTCAGGCACTTAAAGCATTTGTCCAACAGGGCTTCGGGACTGCTACTGGTGGTGGTGGTGCTACTATGGGTTGGGTTCCAACTGAACTTCCATCATTTGAAAGACCAGAAGCCAGCACTCCATTTGCTATTGGAACTGCTCTTGCTGCTGCTCCTGCCGGTGCTTTAGTATATGACCTTAAGGTGGCTCCTACTGCTGCTGTAGCAGGTCCTCCTGCTTATCCTGCTCTTAATGGTGCTCCAGTTAGTGGTGAAAATTGTCCATTCTTTCCCGGAATGACATTTGAATATTTGAATGACGCCAATGTTGTTATAACCGCAGGTGTAATTACTGGTGTGGCGATTGCGGGGGGTAAAATTCAATTATCAATTAATGTGTCTGCTGCTTCTACTGCTACTGCTATTGGACAACCTTGTTGGTGTTTAGCACCAACGGCAGATGCTGTAGAATATCAGGTTAGTCAGGTAGAATTAGTTGCTTCTTGTGTGAATGCTCCTGCTTCAACCATTAACCAAATGCGAAGAAAGGTTAATACTGGTTCAGTTAGTTTAGATTATAATAGTTTTAATTTATATAGGTCAAATCTTAATGCTCGTGTGCCTCAGCCGCAAATCCTCCTCCCTACGACTGAACACAGAGCCCTAAGTGTCTATCAGTTCCCACAGGCATCTACTTATGCTTTGGCTACAAAATCATTTGAACCAGTTAAAGATGGTATGCTTAATTATCAATATAATATTGCTAATCGTCTAACCCCTAACCGTAGGGTAGATACAGTTAAAACAGCCGCAATTGGTAATATTTATAAGTGGGACCCAGTTCATATGAGCGAATTAGAAAAATCATTAAATAGAGGTAAAGTAAATGTTAGATTTTTAGCCCTTAATGGAGCCCAGTTTGGAGTTGGTAGAGAATTGGCTAAGGATGGTCATTCCTTCAATGCAAATGATAATGAAATTAGAACACAATTTGTATATTCAACTGCTGCTGCTGACAATACAGCAGAGAAATTGCTTCACTCCTACCTATATCACACACGAACCCTTGTTATTAGTCCCGGAAGTGTCGCTGTGGCTTATTAATAACCTCCTACTACTTGCTTAAGAGCCGTATTAGGACTGCTGAAGAATAATCCATATTTATAATAAATGAAATATGAATTATTTAATAAACTACCAGATGAACTTTTGAGAAAGATTTTTATGTATATTGATTTTCAGGTTCCGGGTGCTGTAGCAATAAAGACAGCACCCATAAGGGAAATTAAAAATCAGGAATTATTTAGCATATCTCCACCAACTGGAGAGGCAATTAAATTAATAGATAGTGAAGATGAATTAAATGCTGAATGGGAGGAATTTCAAAATGAAGCAGAATTAATGGATTTTGATGGAGCATTAGATAATATGTATTGGATGGGGTTTTATGCTGCTCACGATATTTAGCGGATTGTGTGTCGGGAGTTGAGTTTTAAGAAAAAACTTTTTTAAAAAAAAAATAATTTTAATATTTCTATAGAAGTTGTGACTGGACAGAGCATCCGCCATTTTTAAAAATAGAGAAATATTGAAATAAAATATATAGTAATATAACATAATGTCAATCGCATCATTAAAGAGATTTGAAATCGCACCTATGAACCAGTCATCAGGTTCATCAACCTTTTCGTATAAGGAGGGGAACCCTCTTATATCCTTTGAGATTGGGGCAGAGGACCTATATTTAATGTCCCATACCCTCCGTCTTAATTTCCGTCTTAACCTTACAACTGGAGCCAATAATGAACCAAATAATAATAATCAGGACGGAGCCGCTGGTGCCCGTGAGGTATTGCTCAATAATAAGATTGGGGTTGCGGGTTGTATTGAGAATATTACAATTTCCAATTTACAAAATAATACATTAGAATATTGTCGGGCATATCCTCGTCTTCTCGCATCGCTTATACCCGGTGGAGCAGGATGGGGTGATTATTCTGGATATTTAACTCAGTCATTCGCTGCTTCATCTAATAAGCAGGTGGAGGGTCGTCTATGTAATAGAACTATGGAGGTAAGTATGCCTCTTATGTGTGGTATTTTCCTTAATGGTGAAAATATACCTTTATCCTTTAGAGCAGGAACTGGTGGTCTTCGCATATCTCTTATGCTTTCTCCATCTATTCAGGCACTTTTTGGTTCTACTCCAGCCACCACAAATAATTCCTTTTATACCCTAAGTAAGATTTCCCTTACGGGTCAGTATGGCGTGCCTATGGGTGGAACTCTTCCTCCAATTAAGGCATTAGGATTTAGTGCTTACCAGAATTTCTATTCTGTAATTAATAATAATGATAATACTCAGCAAATTTCTCCATCTCTTGCTGCTGTAGTGTCACAGTTTAGTAATTTTGTTCCTACTGAACATATTTCCAGTTATGCTAATGATGGATATAAAACTACACCACTTCTTAATAAAGCATCAGTTGCTGGTAATCCTCAGGAGAACGCAGCACCTATTGATGGTATTTCTTTCTTACGGGCAGGAACTCAGTTCCCTCTTAGATTTAAGATAGATAGTAGATTATTGGTTAATTTCACAGCGGGTGCTGTTGGTGGTGATGTATGGGCAACATCTGGTTTTGATGCTCAGCGTCAGTTATATTATCAGTCATCTCTTAGACCCCTACGCAGGACCAGTATGTGCCTTGCGGGTGCTAATAGTGAAGGATTATCAATAGCAAATGGTGATATTAATCATAATTCAGTAACAGATTTGGGAACAAATGGAAAACAGCAATGTTACGGTGTTGGATGTAGATACGATGCTATGGGTAATGGTTCTACTGCTAATTTCAAAGCCCAATCATTTTCTCTACGCCTTCAATCTAAGTTGGATGGTGTGTCCCCTATGTCTGCTTATACTTTCTTCCTTCACAGAGGCGTTATTAATTATGACGGAAATGGTATTGTCAGCATTAGCACATAAAATGTTTGATTTAAAAATAAATTTATAATATTATTCTATTTAGTAATATTATAACTATGTCTATGCTTAATAGAAGAAGACGACCAAATCTTATGCGACATATTGGCGTAAGTCAGGGTGAAGCACAGGATATGAGAGTTGAAACTCGTATTTTGGAACCCAGAACCTTCTCCCAATCGGCGGCTGGGGGTCAGGTGTCTTTTGACTTGCCTAAGGAAGGATTATTGGACCAGGATGTATTTTTAGATATTCAAATGACTAATACTTCTTTTGCCGCAGCAGGTGCTCTTATGGGTATGCCTGTAATGGCTGGTATTTTAGGATGCCTCCAGACAGGAACTATTTATTATAATAATATTTTGCTTCAGCAAACCACAGAACTTGCTCAACTTTTACAACTTAAAATGTGTTTTGTTGAGCAGGATATTCGTGACCAAACTTATCAGGTTAAAATAGGTTCATTTTCTGGACTTATGGTTGATACAGATAGTTTAACTGGTGCTGGTGCGACTTCAGTTGGTAAATATAGTTACAATGCAACTGATGTAGGTAGAGGTGTTGTTGGGTTACAGGTTGGAATTATTACTGCTACTGGTGCTACTAACCCTGACCAGTATGATAAGGTTCAGGATTATCGTATTTCCCAGAGCACAGCAGATGCTCCTACATACTCTTTGCCGCTTAAATGGGTTTTCCCATTTCTTACACAAATCCAATTACCGTTAGGTCTTTTGGAAGGACAGATACGGGTTGTATTTGATTTTTATGCTGATTTAAATGGAAATCGTGGTATTAGATATTCTGCTGTTCCCGCAGCAGGTGCTGCTCCAGCAGCGGGTAATTTTGATGCTAATCAGGTCATTACGGAGAGTAGTGTTAGATTAGTAGTAGATTTGGTATATTTTGATGATGTTCCCGGTAAATCTTCACCTATGGAGCGTCTTGCTGCTGAAGTAGCCAGAGGAATTGAATTAGTATATACTGATTATACTTATATTGAGAGTGTAATTACTGCTGGTGGTGGTGGTGCTAATCCCGAAGCCAAAGATGTAAATACCTTATGTGGATTGGACCATCAGGTGGTTCGTAATCTATTAATTGCGATGCCTAATCAGGTAAATTATACAACTTTGGCTCAAACTGGTCCATCTAATCCAATTTTGGGTAATTTTGGGAGTGTTGCTTCTCAGGGGCAGACAACATTACAGATTGTGATTAATAACCAGAATGTCTATCCTAATGCTATTGATAGTGATGCGAAATTATATAATGAACTTAGTCAGGTATTTAATACTCCTATGAAATGTAATAAGGGTCTAACCAGTTGGGTTGGTTCGGTTGCGGGTCCTGCTCTTAATGCTGAGGTATTTCAGGAAGCATTCCCTCGTGATAAATGGATGTGTGGATTAGGACCCGGTGCCGGTCCTGCTGTGTTTGGTTGCGGGGAGAGTTGCCTACAGGGTTCAGTTCAGTATATGGGAGTTAATCTTAGTCGCACACACGATAATATCTTAGGTGCCGGAACAGCAGTTGGTAAATCACCAGTTGAAGTTCGTCTTACAACACAACAAACACAACAGGTGGCTCGTGCTCGCCGACTTATGATATGGGCAGAGTGCGAACGCGTTATGATTATTAAGAATGGTAGAATTATGGTTAGTGGTTCATAAATACTTAAATTGGTAATATTATATTTATATATAATATGACTGAACAATCAGCAGATAAAAAAAATAGCGGGATGTATTATAAGAATATAACGGGACAGACCGTAACCGGAAGGTTAAATGATTACGCAACCCCAACTGAAGCGTGGGATGAAATAATTAAATTTATTCCAAAAGATAAAACAATTTATGAACCCTTCTACTTAGATGGAGGGAGCGGAAAATACTTAAAATCCAAAGGTCTAAAAATAATTCACGAAAAAATAGATTTTTATGATATGGCGAATGAAATTTCTTACGATTTTATACTTTCTAATCCTCCTTTTCAAGATTGTAAGCGGCTTTTCGCATTTTTAGATAAATTAGATAAGCCATTTATGCTACTTTTGCCTACAAACAAATTACATACGAACTATATTAGTAAATTTTTCAAAAATAGGCGAACACAAATAGTGGTTCCACGACGAAGAATACATTTTTTAAAATATGAAAATGGACACCCAGTTCCGGGTTGGAAGAAGGGAACAGCGTTTGATTGTGTGTGGATATGTTATAAAATGGGATTTGAAAAAGATATTACATATAGTTATGGAGAAGAATAGCGGATTGTGTGTCGGGCTTCAACTTTATACAGAAAATTATTTTTTT